ATGGCAAGTAAAAGTAGAACAGTCAGTTTAGAACTAACAACATCCAATCAGGATATTTATACAGTTCCTAATAATTACGAAGCAGAGATTAAAAGTATTTATATTGCTAACAATACTTCTAATCAATTAACATTTTCTTTAGATTGGTATGATTCCGTTAATACAACTTACTATACCATGGCAGAGAATACAAAATTATTAGCTAATGGTTTAATTCAAATTACAGAATCATTATGGTTACAAAAGAATGATAAACTCAGAGGGTTATGTAGTAGCGATAATAATGTTACTGTAACAATACAAGTTGAAGAAAACTACTTACCGCAAAGAATCTAATGGCTCTAAAAAAATCACAGAAAAGTCTGAAAGCATGGACAGAACAAAAGTGGCAAACGAAGTCTGGGAAACCTTCTTCCAAGACAGGAGAAAGGTATCTACCCAAGAAAGCCATCGAAGCTCTAAGTCCACAAGAATACGCATCGACAACAAGGGCAAAGCGTAAAGGAACAGCCCAAGGTAAACAGTTTGTTAAGCAACCTAAAAGTGTTGCACAAAAGGTACGCAAGTACAGGAGGACATCATGAAAGATAAAGTATTAGAATACTGGAATAAGTTAGACAAGAACGCCAAGCTATTTGCTTGTGGTGTTGTTATTATTTTAGTAGTAGGTATCATATGGAGTTAAACAAAAAGAAAGCAGATTTAAACAGAGATGGTCAACTCTCAGGTTATGAGAAAAAGAGAGGTATGGCTATTCAAAAATCAATGGCTTCTAATCAACCCTTACGTAAATCAAATGATAAAAAGTTTATGGGAATGACATCTTATAAGGAGAATAAATAATCATGTATGGAATGAAACCAAAAAAGAATATGAAAAAGCCTAAAGAGAAAACAGTCGTCATGGTTGCTGTAGGCAAAATGAAACCAAAGAAAAATATAAAAAAGAAAAAGTAATGCCTCTATCTGATGCAGAGAAGAAAAAAAGATTTTTACAAAGAAATAATCTCAAAGGTTTTAACAAACCCGTTAGGACTACAGAAGGTGGTAAGAAAGGTAAAGTCGGTATACTCGAGAACGGGAAGCCCAGACTTATTCGCTTCGGTGATTCTTCTATGGGTCATAACTACTCTGCAGAAGCTAGGAAATCTTTTAAAGCAAGGCATGGAAGAAACATTGCAAAAGGTAAAACAAGTGCTGCTTACTGGGCTAACAAAGTTTTATGGGCAGGCCCAGGCGGTAGTAAAAAAAATCCTCCCCCAAGTCAAAAAATTAAAAAGGGGATGGCCTAGTAAATATTTATTATGAGTGGTAAAAATATTAAACTAGGATTAAAGTTAGATTTTTAAAAATATGCCACTTAGTAAAAAAGGAACAAAAATAAAAAAGTCAATGCAAAAGACTTACGGTAAAGAAAAAGGTAAACAAGTATTTTATGCATCTGAAAATAAAGGTGTAATCAAAGGTATAAAGAAAAAGAAATGAGACTAACAGGAGTAGGTAAAAGAACTTTAGCACAATTTATTAGACGACACGGTAGTGGTCGTGGTAAAAAATTATTTTATAAAAGATTAGAAGATGGGTTACTTAAAGGGATGACGATTGATAAAGAAGAAATCAAACCTGTTATTAAACCTGTCGTTGAAGAAGTCAAAGAAACTGTTACAGAAGAAGTAGCAAAAGAAGGAATTTTAGACAAGGTTAAAAAAGTTTTAAAAGTTTAATGATGCCTTATGGGTCATTAAATCTTACACAGTAAGATAATATATCTAGCTTAAAGCAAGGAGGTATAACATGACTTTTACACTAGATAAATACATGCCCTACACTATTGGGTTTGATTCATTCTTTAACTCACTTGATTCAATTACAGGAGATGTTAAAGGATATCCACATTATAATATCAAGAAAATTGATGACAATAAATGGAACATTGAATTAGCATTAGCAGGATTCAGTAAAGATGATATTGAAATTGAAGTCAAGGATAATATAATGAATATTAATGGAGAACTTAAATCAGAAGATAATGAATATGTTTACAAAGGAATATCTTCTCGAAAGTTTTCTAAATCATTTACACTGGCAGAATTTACAGAATGTGAATCTGCTAAAATGGAGAATGGTATCTTATCAATTACACTAGAAAAAAATATTCCAGAAGATAAGAAACCACAAAAAGTAAAAATAAAATAGATGCCGATTTATTCTTTTAGGAATAAAAAAACTGGGAAGGTTTGGGATGAGTATCTACCCTTACAGGATAGGACAAAGCCACTCAGAAATAAAAATATTGAGATGGTGATAACTGCACCCAACCTTTCCTTTATTGCTAGAAGTGAACATCAGGGTAGAGACCAAATTCTAGATAGTGCTAGGAAGGGAATGAAAGAAGCCCAGATAGAAGAATCCGTAGGGATAAGAAAATCTCCTGAATGGATTCAAGAAAAAAGAGAAAAGAAATTACAAAAGATTAAAAATGTTAGTTCCTGATAATGACAAGAATGATGTTGCACTAACAGAAAAGCAACAAACTTTTTTAGAGGCTTTGTTTGGTGAAGCACAAGGTGACCCAAAGATGGCAGGACAGATTGCAGGATACGCAGATTATCATACACCTTTAAAATCTTTGAAGGATGAAATAATCGATAGAGCAGAAAAATTATTAGCAGCTTTTGCACCCAGAGCCAGTATGGGAATGGTTAATGCCTTACAAGAAGATGGTTCAACTCCTGGGGCATCTATACGAATGGAAGCTGCAAAACAAATACTTGATAGAGTAGGATTAGCAAAGAGAGAAAAGATAGATGTCAATGCAAAAGTCGCACACGGAATCTTCATCTTACCACCCAAAGACAATGGATGAAGAAAAGCCGATTACTCGAAGAAGAGTCGGTAGAGTTATTCCTTTAGGTTACAAAGTTTCTGAAGAGGATGATAGAGTATTAATTCAAATACCTGAACATATGGAATTAATCTACAAAGCAAAAAAGTTTATAGAAAATAACTGTAGCTATAAAGAAACAGCAGAATGGTTATCACATCATACAGGTAGAAAATTGACAGGTATGGGATTACGAGAAGTTTTAAAAAGGGTGATTAACAAAGGGTGGTAGACGAACCTAAACCTAAAAGTCTTGGTAGAAAAAGAAAAAATAGCCTTAACGCTACTCTTACAGTCAAAGAGAAAAAAGCTAGAAAGTCTGCCACAGACATGCTTCGTGAAAAGAAGAAAGAACTTGAAAAGGCACAGAAGAACTTTTGGGCCACCAAGAATAGACTTAAAGAACTTGACGAAGTATTTGATGGCAAGAAGCAAATCATTGAAGAAGATAAAATTGATGAAGCCTCACCAAATATCAAAGCTGCACTAAAAGATAAAGAAGTTATCTTTGAGCCAAACGAAGGCCCACAAACAGAGTTCTTAGCATCGTCAGAAAGAGAAGTATTCTACGGTGGAGCAAGAGGTGGTGGAAAGTCTTACGCTATGTTAGTCGACCCACTACGATATTGTCATAAACAAAAACACCGAGCATTGTTAATTAGACGGACAATGCCTGAACTAAGAGATTTAATTAACCACTCTCAACAACTGTACCCTAAAGCCTATCCTGGTGCTAAATGGAGAGAGCAAGAAAAAGAATGGAAGTTTCCTTCAGGTGCAAGAATCGAATTTGGTTACGCTGAAAACTTAACAGACGTTTTACGATATCAAGGTCAGTCTTATACTTGGATTGGTGTAGACGAATTACCACAGTATCCAAATGAAGATATTTATAACTTCTTACGTTCATCACTTCGAAGTGTAGACCCTGAGATTCCTGTTTACATGAGAGCAACAGGTAACCCCGGAAACGTAGGTTCGATGTGGGTGAAAGAAATGTTTGTTGACCCCGCACCTGCAAATACAAAGTTTGAAATAGAAATTAAAACTCCTGTAGGTGTAAAAAAGATTACAAGAAGATATATCCCTGCAAAGCTACAGGATAATCCTTACTTGATGCAAACAGATGATTACTACGCAATGTTGGCATCATTACCTGAAGTTCAAAGAAAACAATTCTTAGAAGGTAATTGGGATGCATTTGAAGATTCATCTTTTCCAGAGTTTAATAAAGACATACACGTTGTTAAACCTTTTGACATTCCAAGAAACTGGATGAGATTCAGAGCGGCAGACTGGGGATATAGTTCACCTGCCTGTTGTTTATGGTTTGCAATAGACTTCGATAATAATATATTTGTATACAGAGAATTATATACGCAAAAAATTACAGCCGATATCTTTGCTAGAAAAGTTTTAGAAGCAGAGTATGGAGAGTATATTAGATACGGTGTACTAGATAGTTCGACATGGGCAAGACGAGGTGATATAGGTCCTAGTATTGCTGAGACAATGATACAAGAAGGATGTCGTTGGAGACCTTCTGATAGAACACCGAAGAGTAGAGTCGCAGGTAAATTAGAGATTCACAAACGATTACGGCCTGATGAAACAACAGGATATCCTACAATGTTTATCTTTGATAATTGTACTAATCTAATTAGAACATTACCAATGTTACCTGTAGATAAAAACAATCCTGAGGATGTTAATACTCATGCAGAAGACCATGCTTATGATGCACTACGATATGGATGTATGAGTCGACCAATCCATCCTGCAACAAGAGGAAATAATTATCGTATAGGTCAAACAGTAGATTTTAAACCTGCTGATAAAGTTTTTGGATACTAATGAAAAACATTAAAATAGGATATAGAGATTATAAAATAAAAAATTTAGATTCCATCGTATCAAAGTGTAATGAAATAAATGGACAGTTTCTTGCATCAGATGGAATGATAGCTTTATCATCAACTGAAGATAATATATCCCATGCTAATACTTTAATACATGAAATACTTCATGCTATAGTATATCAATGGGGAATAGAATTAGATGATAAAGACGAAGAAAGAATTTGCAACACCATTGCAAATGGACTAACAACTGTATTTGTAGATAACCCTTCATTATTATCTTACTTACAGAAACAACTAAAAGGAGAAAAATAAAATGGCAATCATGAAAACATATAAGATGGGAGACTTACCAGAAGATAACGTAGGTTATGGTAAGGATGCTAAATCACCAAAGACTGCAGATAAAAATGTAATCAAAAAAGATGTAGCTCTTCCTGATGGATACGATGCAGGTCAATACGATGTTTCTTACCCAAAAGGTAAGTCAAAATCAGGTGTTGACGCAAAAGTATTCTCAATGGCTGACGAGAAAGATTATTAAGAGGTAAATAATGCCACATTCATATACGAGTGGCTTGAACTCTGAATCTGATGAAGTACAATCTTTATCAGAAGAAAGAGATACTGCCTTTGATAATTTAGGTAGTGTTATTGAATCTCGATTAAAAGAATCAGAACAAGCTCGTCTTTATGACGAAAAGAGATGGTTAAGAAGCTACAGAAACTATAGAGGTATCTATGGTTCTGATATGGCTTTTAGAGATTCAGAAAAATCTAAGGTATTTGTTAAAGTAACAAAGACCAAAGTTCTTGCTGCATACGGACAACTAATAGAAGTTTTATTCTCACAGGGTAAATTTCCTATTGGTATATTTCCTACTACAGACCCAACAGGCGTAGCTAAATATGCTCACTTAAAACCTGAGAATATGAAGCAAGACCAGAGGATGGATGACATCTATGGTTATGAGGGAGATGGTAGAGAAATAACTCCGGGTTCTACTGTTAATGATATCCTTAATGGATTATCAGATAAGTATGGTAAAGCAGGTTTTGAAGAAGGGCCAGCCCCTGATTTAAAAACAATGCCTCAAATAGAACCTGCAGAAGAAGCTGCAAGGAACATGGAAAAACTAATCCATGACCAGTTAGAAGAAACACATGCAATATCTGTTATGCGACATGTATTATTTGAAATGTGTTTACTAGGAACAGGTATTCTTAAAGGGCCTTTTAACTACGAACAAGCATCACATCAATGGTCACTAGACGACAATGGTGAAAGACAATATTCTCCTAAAACAAAGTTAGTACCAAGAGTAGAAGCTGTATCATGTTGGGATTTATATCCTGACCCTGATGCTGTTACCATTGATGATGCAGATTATATTATTCAACGACATGTCTATAATCGTTCACAGTTAAGAGACTTAATTAATAGACCTTTCTTTAGAAAATCTGCAATCAAAGAAGTATTAGCAGGTGGGCCAAACTATGAAACAAGAAGTTATGAAACTGCTTTATATGATAGAGAAAATCAAGAAGAGTTTAATAAAAACAGATTTGAAGTATTAGAGTATTGGGGTTCTATAGATAAACGATTAGTAGAAGAAGCAGGTATCGATATGCCTGATGATATTTCTGATGACTTAGATGAAGTACAAGTTAACGCTTGGGTATCAAATGGTCAAATACTAAGATTAGTTTTAAATCCATTTACTCCTGCAAGAAATCCATTTATGGTTTGCCCGTATGAGATTAATCCATATCAATTCTTTGGTGTAGGTATTCCTGAGAATATGGATGATGCACAAACTATTATGAATGGTCATGCAAGAATGGCTATTGATAACTTAGCATTAGCAGGTAACTTAGTCTTTGATGTTGATGAGACAATGTTAGTTCCGGGTCAAGACATGACTGTCTATCCTGGAAAAATATTTAGAAGACAAAGTGGTCAAGTAGGACAGTCAATTCATGGTTTAAAGTTTCCTAATACTGCACCTGAAAATATGCAGATGTTTGATAGATTTAGACAACTAGCTGATGAGTCTACAGGTATTCCTTCTTACTCACATGGTCAAACAGGAATACAATCCACAACAAGAACTGCTTCAGGTATGTCAATGTTGATGGGTGCGGCAGCTTTAAATATTAAAACAGTTATAAAAAATATTGATGATTATTTACTACGACCATTAGGTGAAACTTTATTTCACTGGAACATGCAATTCAATGTAGACATTCCAGATATCCAAGGTGACTTAGATGTTAAGGCACAAGGTACAAGTTCCCTCATGACAAAAGAAGTAAGGTCACAAAGATTAATGACATTTATGCAAGTGGCATCTAATCAGTTCCTTGCACCATTTGTTAAATGGCATAGTATTATTAAAGAGATTGCAAAGTCAATGGATGTTGACCCTGACCAATTAGTCAATGACCCTGAGAAGGCGGCAATCTTTATGAAGATGATGGGAGAAA